CTCCAGATCACCGTCATAGCCTGCGTTGTTGTTGATGACATAATACACGCTGTTATCGGCATAAAAATTCTCATTCTCGCCGTTTGCGTCAATGCTCAGGGAAACTGCACCGGGCAGGCGCACAGGCGTTGCAAAGGTCGGTACGCCGTCATCAGACCATGCCGTGATCTTCGCCCAGTGAACCTTGTTCAGACCGAACTTCACCTTGTTTTTCTGCAGTGCCATTGTTATACCTCCATTTCGTATAAGACCTCGTAGAGCTGTTCGCTCTCGATGTAGGTTTCCGTTTTCGTGTAATAGATATTGTGCTGCGTCAGCACTTCTTCAACTCTCTGCTCGGTATCGGGCGACTTCTCATCCGTATACAGTTCAACGTCAAGCTGCTTGAAGCTGTGATACATCAGATTATCCGCGCCGAAGGTGTCCTCGCCGGGAGAGAGAAAAATAACAAAGGGCGGTTTCGGAGACTCGCCCTCGGCAAAATGATGATAGGCGAACGGCATCCCGATCTCCTGCATCATTTCATTGATTTCTTCATAGGTCATGACAGCGCCTCCTCGATAAGCTGCGTGAGCATTTCCTCACCGTGCGCTTCCGCAGGGGCGATATGCGGCTTGCCGGATACACGTCCGCCGTTCCGCTTTGCATGACCTTTTTCAAGCAGGTGCGCAAGCTGGTAGCGGTCTTTCGAGTGAACGGTCATTTCAAGAGAATGGCTGTTCTCCTTCGTTTTCTTGGTCGTCCAGCTCTTGCGATACTTGCCGCTGCGCTTCGGAGCATTGGCGGAGATTTCCTTCTTGACGGAGGTTGCTGTCTTTTTCACAGCAGCTTTCATAGCGGTATCGGCAAGGTCTGCATATTCCGTCAGACCGCGCATGATCTCCGCAGCCATATCGTCAATCGAAGTCATCCTGCTCACCAGCCTTTCGTGTACCTGCCGTGATTTTCATATAGTCGAGTGATTTATAATTCGGCAGCACACCGTTTATGTCATACACCAGCCCACGGAAACGCAGCTTGTGCGTGGTGGTATTGATGCGCTTGGTATCGGGTGTCTGCCGGACAGTGAATTCCAGCGATACGACTTCCTGCGTCACGCCAGCCTCGGTTGTTTCCGTCGATGTCTTTACGGACACGGCAGCCCAGCAGGAGAAGGCTTCCTCCCACCGGGCTTTGTGGTTGCCGATGCCGTCTATCTTCGTGCTGTGTTCCAGAAAGGCGATGCGCTGATTCAGCGTTCCGATCTCCATCAGATCACCCCTTCACGCTGCGCAAATAACAGCGACCGGAGTGTCAGCGTCAGTTTGTGGTAGTCAGCATCGTTGCGGTTCTCATAGAGGTAAGAAACAGTATACAGCATAGCCTGCCGGGTGGTTTCCTCATTGACCGCAAGTGCCTGCTCGTCCATTCTGCCGACATCCTGCACCAGCCGCTTGGCAGTGTCGATCAACGAGAGGATGAGCTTGTCATCCTCTGTATGATCCACACGAAGATAGTTTTTTGTTTCAGCCAGAGTGATCATGCACCGCTGCCACTCTTGACCTTGAGTGTCTTGATTGCTTCGGGGAGAATGAGCTTGCCGTCAAGGCGCTCCATTGCAAGGAAGCCGACCTGACCGGTCATGGCAAACAGCTCATTCAGGCGCTTGAAGGTACGACCGGAACGGTCAGCGATCCAGTAGTAGCTGAAATCGCCGAATGCCATACACTTCTTACCTGCGCCGATCTCCGGAACATAGCTGGAGGTCTTGTAGGGACGGTTGAGAATCGTATCGGGAACGCCTGCCGCAACGGAAGGCTGCCAGATGTAGTTGCCGTTGCCGTCCTTGAGCTTACGGAGTGCCTTGACCGTGCTGTCGTTCAGCACCCAGACTGCCTTTTTGCGGTAAGGGCTACGGAGCGAATAGAAAAGCTCCATCACATCATCGAAGGTGATGCTTGCGCCTGCGGTAGTCGCGCCGTCCTGTGCGCCGCCGGTTGCATTGAAGATACCGGTAGGCTTACCGGTGCCGTTGCCGATGAAGAAGGCTTCTTCCTCCTTTGCACCGATTCTGCGGGCAAACTCACGGGCGATGTAGGACGGAAGGTCGAACACGCTGTCGTTGAGAAGTTCCTCGGAGATCTTGATCGCTGTACCGAGCTTATATGCGGAGAGCGATGCCTGACCGAATGTGTCATCGGAAAGCGTGTACTGCTCCTCCTCATCCATCCAGACCGCATCGCCCTTCGATGTGACGATCGGAATCTTGCGGTCGCCGGAACTGGTCTTGATGACGGTTGCCATCTGGCGGAAGATGTTCTCCTCCTCAAGCGCCTCGATGAGCTTGCGCTCGAATTCATCCGGCACAAGATAGCCGCCCTCGGTGTCCGTACCGACATGAAGATCGTTGCGGACATCGATCCAGTTGCGGTTGCGGATGCTGTTCCAGAAGGCATCGCTGTATGCCGCCGATGCGGTTCCGGTCTTTTCCGGCTCAGTATTCTGCGCAGCGGGTGTGGTGAGAATCGGTGCAGATGTTGCCTTCGCCATATCCGCCTCGATCTCTGCCTGACGCTCCATGCGCTGGATTTCCTTGCCGAGGTTCACGATGGTTGCTTCCATTGCGTCATAGGTCTTGCTGTCCTCCTCGGAAAGCGTACCGTCAGCCTGACGCTTGCTGTCGAGGAAGTCGCGGGCGGTATCCCACGCCTTCGCTCTCTTTTCACGAAGTTCCTGAATAGTCATTATACATACCTCCAATCAGTATTTCAGAAGATTCAGCCGACTCATCAGCTGATCTACGGGTGTACCTTTGTGTTCCGCAGAGACCTTCTGCATCAGGCTCTGCATGGTTGCTGCACGGGAATAGGACATTGCCGCGAGGTTATCCTTTTTCGGCTCGTCCTCATCCGGTGTATCTTCATCGGGCTTATCATCCTCGTCCTGCTTCGTCTGCGGCTGACCGCTTGCGAACAGAATACCGTCCACCAGTCCGAGGGACTGTGCCTTTTTCGCATTGAGCCATGTTTCCTCGTCCATCATGCGGGCGATCTTGCTGCGGCTCAGACCGGACTTCTCCTCGTAGGCATTGATGATGCTCTCCTTGACCTCGTCAAGCAGCTCGATTGCCTTCTGCATCGCTTCCTTATTGCCGAAAGCGACCGTCGAAGGATTGTGGATCATCAGCATTCCGGTCGGTGCGATCAGGGTTTCGTCGCCAGCCATTGCAACGACAGAAGCGGCACTTGCCGCAATACCGTCAATCTTGACCGTGACCTTGCCCTTGTGACTGCGGAGCATCGTATAGATCTGCGATGCCGCAAATACATCTCCGCCGGGAGAATTCAGCCAGACGGTGAGATCGCCGCTGACCTTTGAAAGCTCGTTACGGAACATGGCAGGCGTGATCTCATCGCCGAACCATGTGTCTTCCGAAATCGGTCCGTTGAAGATCAGCTCGGCAGCGCCGGTGTCTTCATTGCGTACCCAGTTCCAGAACTTATTCATCTGCATTTCCTCCTTTCTCTGCGAAAGCGCCTGCGTCCTCCAGCTTTGTGAAGCTGCCGTTCACCAGATACAGATTACCGCCTTCCTCTTCGGGAATCGCGTTCATATCCTCCAACTCACGGATATCGTTGGCGGACAGCCAGCCGTTCTGACGTGCGGTCGCATATCCCTGCATACGGCTTGCGTAGTCGCCGCGCAGCAGACCTTCCACATTGAATTTAATGAAATAGCGCCCCTTTTCGGAATCCGAAAGAAGCGCCTTCTGTAGTCCCTGTTCCCAGCGTACCAGCCACGGATCAAGGGTGTATTTTACGAATTCGAGCGACAGATGCTCGATATTGCTGAAAGTAGCATGATCGAGGTCGCCGATCATATGCAGCGGCACACGGTACAGGCGGGCTATTTCCTCAATCTGAAACTTTCTAGTTTCAAGGAACTGCGCCTCGTTGTTGGGAATGGAGATGGGCGTGTATTTCATGCCCTCCTCCAAGATCGCAGTTTTATGCGCATTGCTGCTGCCGTAAGCCCGCTGCCAAGCCTCACGCACACGCTCCGGATTCTTGATCACGCCCGGATGCTCCAGCACCGCAGAAGGTGCAGCGCCGTTTGCGAAGAAGGATGAGCCGTACTCATCACAGGCGACCGCAAGACCGAGTGCATTCTTTGCCATTGCAATGGGGCTGTATCCGACCAGACCGTCAAAGCCCAAGCCGGGAATATGCAGCACCTGTTCCATTGGCAGGATAATCTCGCCCTGCTGCCTGAAATTCGGGTTGTGTTCGTCGTACCGGCTGTAGCGGTAAATGAGCCTGCCGCGATCATCACGGTCAACACGCACCTTATCCGGCATCAGCGGATACAGCCCGATGACGTCACCTCTGCCGTTCCGGATGATCTGCGCATAGGCGTTGCCATAGATCAGCAGGTGTGCCATGAGCGTTTCCCGGAAAACGAACGATGTCATTTCTGGATTCGGCTGGTCATGCAGCAAAAAATAAAGCGGGTGCTTCGGCACTCGCTCTTTTCCGTTATCGGTGTATTGGTAAACGTGCAGGGGCAGTTGTGCGATCGCCTCCGACAGCACTCTCACGCAGGCATATACTGCGATGATCTGCATCGCCGTGCGGTCGTTGACACACTTGCCTGCGTGTGTCCGTCCGAAGAAGTAGCTGTAGGACGGGCTGTCGTAGCTGTCTTTCGGCTTGTCCCTCGACCGGAACAGTCCGCTGAAAATGCCCATGTGCATCACTCTCCTTTGTGGTGTGGCAGCCCCCGCCCTTGCAAGGGCTGCCGTTGTTTCAGCACTTCGTGCCAATGCATCTGAGTGTGTCGGCATCAAAGAAGGCTTTATAGATGTCCGGCTTGCCTACCCAGACGATGTACTCGTTGTACTCGGCATCGTACTCGATCATGCCCTCATCCCAAGTCTCACCCCATTCCTTCTTTGCCTTCTCGATCAGCTCCTGCTTTGTTTTCATGCTTGTTCCTCCGTTCGTGTATTCCGGTAGGCTTTGCCCTTCCGTTGTGTACATATTAACTCTAAACCGGAGAAATAGCAAGCCGCTAAAACTACAGAAGAATCGAGGAAAATCGCCGCTGTCATTGTGTATTATACGTTCACCGAAAAAGCCCTGTATCTGCGCCGTGTGGGGCGGATTTCCGGGGCGGGTACTTTCCGCACCGCAGCCCCGTCGCCCCGCACAGGCGGCGGACAGCCCCGCTGTGGGGCTGCTCGTTGGCGTCAACCTTTCAGCTCCGCCTCGGTCATGATCTTGAAGCCTTCGCTCTGCC